CAGCTTTAACTGGGGCTGCGCCAAATCCTGATAATTTTACTTCTTCCTCAAAACTACGTTCTGAGTTTTCAGTCTCATATATTTCTGCATGTTCGTTTTCGTACTTACCATACTCAAGCCCGAAGAGAGCGTTGAGACCCGGTAATAGCTCTTTAAGGAGCTGGGCGCGTGAAATAGCCATTAGTTAACCTCCTTAAATACCTACGTTGTTGGTCATGCTATGAGCTGCTGGGTTAAACTTAACCAACAGATCAGGGAAAGCATCTGAAATAGGTGATACCGCAGAAACAATACGGAACGCCGCTGCTGTTGTCACAGTTGTTGACTCAGCCGCACTTGTAGAGTTGCCTGTAGTAGTAGAACCAGTTGTAGTAGACTGAACTGCCGCGAAGAAAGTATTCGCACCAATATCAGACTGATCCATAGCACCATCCGCTTGTACTTGGAAAAGTACATTTGGATCATCAACAACGTATGCTTTGATAGCATCGCCATTAGATGTACCCGTTGGGTAGTATTGTGCCTGAACCAACTGGCCTGACGAGTTCACATATTCACAACCAACAAAGACACCAATAGCACCAAGACCGTTACCACCAAGGTTATTGGTTGTAGCGTCTGCGCCTGTTGCAGTTGAAAGTGCGATATAGCCATCGGCCCCAATGATAACAACTTGCCCGTAGAACAGGTTCGTCGCTTCACCAGCGGGATCGATGAGATACTGGGACGTTGCCCCAGCGTATGGCATACCGTCAGAACGCTTGACGGGCTTTAAGCCATAGGGAGCTGCTGTTAAAGCCATCTCTCTTACTCCTAATTTAAGTTAGACAAGCTCCCCCTTCAGGTTACTTGCCGAATGATGATCGCGTTGACCGTTCTGGGTCTAGTACGGGCATACGCGGGTCTGAATTGCGCAAGTAGCTATTGTCCACAGCGTTCATCTGGTTTTGGGCCTGATCTAGCTGGGCTTCACGGCGAGCTTGCACGTTTTCGGTTGAGTTCTGACAAAGCAGTAATCCGCCGACCTCTATGTTGTCTGTAAATCGAGACTCGATATCAGACACAACTTGAAGGGTTGGATGATCTTCTGAACGAACGGGTGTCCATCCCTCACGAAATTTAGAAGAGACGTTGGTGTTATCATTTTTCCCAAGAGTAGCGGTGCGAATCCAGCGGTACTCAATACCGGGTCTGGGTTCGGGGGTTGGTAACATTGACGGCCTCTGCCATGACACCTTGCGTTGACCCGACTCGCGGGTCTCTGTAGTGCGTGAGTTCCTATTCGACATTATTTCATTTCCTTCATCAATTGCGCCGCATATTGTTCATTTGACAGACCAAGTCTCTTGGCGAGAGAAACTTGCGTTGAGGTCAGTTGCACTTTGCGTGGTCTTTTTCCACTGCGAGCAGTGGGGGCGACTACGTTACCCGCTTGGCGTTGAGGTGCAGATTCCTCAATAATCTCATCGCCAAACTTATCTGGGAACACGCGGCGAACCGCAGTGTCTAACTCATTGTAGTATTCTTCTGTCCTTGGATCAATACCGCTTTTCACGAGCTTCTCATGAAGGCCGTAAGCATACCCTGTCATCTCAGGGTCTTTCTCGAACCATTCGTTCCTACTGGCCCACTCCATAGCGCGTTTATCCGGCTTAGGTGGCTGCGCTGCTGGTGCCTGATACTGAGGCTGGGGTTGAACGGGTTGTGGTTTAGGCTTGTAGTTTTCGTAACGAATCTTCTCACTTTGAAGCGCGTTAAGTTTTTCCTGAGCCTCTAGTAACGCATCGGGGTCACCTGCTTCATAAGCAACTTTAAAAGCGGCTTTAGCCTTATCCAGCTCGGCGGTAACACGCCCCTTAGCTTGATTGACAAGGACGCCTTCACCCTCTGAGAGGGTCTTACGCAACTGTTCGTTCTCAGCCTTTACTTGCTGGGCGAATCGTAGAGCCTCTTCTTGCAATCGGGAAGATTCTTCTTTTGCTCGACGCTCTTCGTGGTATTCAAACTTCAGTTGTTTGATACGTTTTTGTACGCCTTCGCTGTACTTTTCCACCTCATCGTCATCTGGGACGTTAGGTTGAGCGTTTTCGGCACGGCGTGGTTTACCTTTATCAGGCTCCGGCGTGTCGTCTACAACTTCGATTTCAAAGCCGTCGTCACTGTCAGACTCTTCTGATTGTGCATTGGCTAGAGCTTCAGCGACTGTCTCGTCTTCAAACTCTGTTTGTTCTGCTAACTGATTCATGCTCTTGCGTACCCCCGTGGATCATCGACAACTGCCTCTACAGTGTCATCATTGATTAAACGAAACTCTTTCCCATAGACTTTGAATCGCGTGCCAGAATACGAACGGAAGATTACGAAATCCCCCTTCTTGCAATACGGTCCATGTGGAAACTTAGATTCATCTGCGTAGGCGTCAGCGCCTAGCTCCATGACAAAACCAATAATAGATGCAGTCTCTTCTGCGGAACGAATCCCGTCAGGCATTATGACCCCACCTTCGGTCTTTTCACTTGTTTCGGGTACACCAATAAGGATTTTATATCCTTGTGGTTTCGGTAGTTTAGAGGCCACCTTTTCCTCTGTCTTCTTATTACCTGTATACATATCTCTTCCTGCAGTGATTAAAGGTTCACAGATACCCTGCGCAGTTGCCTGCGTAGTTCTCCCAAGGGTACGGTACACTAGAACATGTTATCTTTCAATATACCGTGTCTCAATATCTCTGAGGTCATCCCTGATGAACCTCAGAGCCTCTATTCGCCCCACCATACGATTATAGAGTTCCATACTGTCCGCCGCGCCAGACGCGAGGTACGTTTTTAATTCGTCCTCGTACCCGTCTAGTTTACGGCCCACCAGCGTAAATACGTTATCGTCCATCTCCCTTAGCAAGCTCCTTTGCTATTTCGATACCTAGTTTAGCGCCTTCTGCTTGATCTTTGCGCTGTGCTTCATCCAGATCAGTGGCAAGTTTAACACCCAAACGTGCGCCCTCTCTCTGGTTCTCAGAAGAAATTCGCTCTGCATCAAGCTGTAGTTTTGCGGTATCCATCTGAATCTTATGCTGCAATTCTTGCTGCTTCATCTGCAATTCCATCTGCTGCATCTGAACAACTGGGTCTTGCTGCTGCTGTTGTATCTGCTTCTGCTGCGCTTCCATCTGATCTTTTTGAAGTAGCTTCTCGGCAGCATCCTTAGCGAGCCTAGAGATTTGAACCTCTACGTCTTCTGGTAGAGGCTGATCTTCATTTGGCATCTCAACACCAAGCATCTTCTCAATCTCACGACGATACTGGAACGCAACATGTTCTGTTATGTGTGCGGCCATTGCCTGCCCAATAGCTTGAGCAAACGGAGACTGACCAACCATTTCCCGCATTTTCGGGTCTTGCATCGCAGCCATATGCACGGCGATATGCGCCTCGTGGTCCTGATACTTGAATGCTTTGACAGGCTCTTGCTTGAGCAGCATCATATTTTCTGTAACAGGATCAGACGGTTTGATGTCATCTGGCAACTTAATAATGTCTGAAGCGTCCTGAATACCCAGAACCTCAAGCATCTGACGGTGCAGCTTGCCCAAGTCGTATAGCTGTGGAGCCTGCTGAGACAACTGAAGAGCCGCCTGATACTGCATGATCCGCTGGGACATTGTCGCAGCATTGGGGTCAGACACAGGTATAACGTCCACACGAGAGTCAAAATCCCTCTGACGATCAAAGTCACCATCCATCTCGTAAGCATACTCTGACGGCATGTAATCACGAATAATGCTAGACAAGAGGCGTAGCTCTTTCTTCATAGCTGCGTGCATACGAGCCTGAACGCCGGACATAACTTTCATGGAGCGTTCCATCAAAGCAAGCGTTGTACCCACAGGTGCCTGTGCGTTCATGTCACCTACTTGAATGTCCGCAACCGAACCAATGCGTCTTCCCTCTTCGACAATGTTGCCCAATAACGAGTAGAGTACAGACGATGGCTCTTTGTAAGGGATGAACGTAATCGAATCCCGAATAGCACCGCCCGGTACATCAACGTCCCTAAACTCACCCGGCATAAGCGGACTGTCGTCCCCTTTAATACGCATTCCCCTAGCTTTAAGACCAGCAGGCAAGTTCGATAGTGTACCAGCATCAATAAGCTGGCGAAGAATTGAAGTGGCAGACTTGGCGAGACCACCGATGAGATGAATAAGGCCCGTACCATAGAAACCCAGTCCCGGCAGATACTTGTAATGAACAAAATGTGCGCGTTTCTTTTTCTTACGGTCATCCTCGTACCAATTCCTTCTAATAGATAAAATTTCACGGGAGGACTTATCAATAGTAACGATGTACGGGCGTGCAATCCCATCAGGATCGTCAAACTCTTCTGGCATGTTCATAGTAACGTGCATCTCTAGAATCGTATGCCGATCATCATCTTCTATGACGGCGCTCTCCCCATCTAGCTCGTCATATTTTTCTTGTATGTCTGAGAAATCTGGCTCTGGATCAGGCAGGTCAACATCTTTGTAGAACCCTGCTACCTGTAACTCTAAGATTTCATTAGATGTTTTCTTCATTATGTGTGTATACCGTGGGCAGGTCATCAAATCTGATGCCCCGTAAGACGCTACAAAGTCTTCTGCAGGAACAAACATAGACGCCGGACGCTCCATAATCGGGTCGTAGTAGACCTTCTTGAATGCAGAACCAGCGAGTGGGAGCTTAAACAACATCTGCTCTGTCTCATCACGGTACTCAGTCATCTCTTCTGTGAGGAGGTAGTTCATTTCTGTCTGAATGCGATCAGCTTGATCTAGCTTCTCAGGAGTCATTTTGCCCATGATCTTAGTGCGACAAGGGCCAGATGCAGGGAAAAGCTCCCCCATAGCCTGCGCTTGGAAGCGTACAACAGCCTCAGTCAGTACTGGGTGGAACACACCGGACGCGCCCTGCCATGGCTGGCTGCGGTCTTCGATCTTCATACCTAGCAAATCCAAGCCTTTGACGTAGGCTCTGGCCCAATCACGGCGGGATTCACGGTCAGATTCAAAATCTCCCACAAGTTCTGACGCCATAGACTCCAGAACACCCTCTTCGATTACTTCTGCGAGGTTTTCGTCATGGCTTCCACCCGTAAGTTCGTCAGAGATAGTACCTTCAAAATCAATAATAACCCCACCGTCACCCGTATCGATGGACACCGCTTCAGGATTTACGATCTCTACTTCGATCTCTTCCGCGCCTGTGCCT